CCGCTGGAGCCACCGCGAAGTTGTATGAACCAAGCGTTCCTCCAGATATGTGACTCACAACTACAATGTCCGTAGCCTCGATAACCGAATTGCTCAAGTTGAAGGTAACGGCAGTATCACCCGCGAGGGCCGCGTTATCGGTAACGATAACTCCAGTAGGACGATTGAGAGTAACAGCGTTTGTCTTTGCTCCTGCACCTTGAGTAACCGATCCACCAGCACCAGTATCATATCCAATTTTGGATGAGTTGCCAGTAGCAAGTATTGTGCTATTTGATGCAATTGTGCTATTCACAATCAACGCACCAGTCATCGTGTCTCCAGCTTTATTTACTTTTAACGCATCGGCAGCATCAACATATTGTTTGGTTGTCGCTTGAAGATTTGCAGTTGGATTTGCGCCCAGAGTTACGCTTGCCGCCGAAACTACTCCAGTAGCAGTTACGCTTGCCGCATTAACTGCTCCAGTAGTAGTCAATGGTTGGCTGCCGAGGTTAACTGGGCCAGATTGCAGAACACTATTGAGCGTAGCGAACTCAAGCAGTCCTGTTGAATCTTTCCTCAAGACAGTTCCGCTTGCTCCGTTTGTCCAAGTCAGATTACCAGCACCATCGGTCTTCAAGACTTGTTGGGCAACTGGACTTTGAATTGTCTTCTGACAAGCAGCAGAGTCTTCTACTACCAAGCGTTTGCCATTGGCAGTTGTTTCAAGTGGTTCACACAACAACGGGTATTCCGAGTCGCATGGTGGGCATGGTGTGCAGTAGCTCATATTAGTATTTTGTAATCCGACCTTCTTTTTTTGCTTGCTCGTATTCTTCCTTCGTTACTTTGTTTTTAGCAAGGATTTCTTTGGCTTGTTCAGTTGTCATATCCAAGGAAGTCCAATTGTTTTTGCTTCTTGACTTTGATTCAACTTTTCTTTTACTTGATTTTCAATTTCTTCTTTGTTTACCCCGTCTTCAAAACACCAACGAAGAACATCCTCTTCACTCAACTGATTAAACTCAATAAATGAATTTGATGGTAGTGGAAATTTGGTTGTTCCAGAAATATAAGAATTTTTATTTAGTTCTTCAGCTTTACATAGCCAAGAAGCTTCAACAACAACATATAAATTATTTTCAATATTATCAATTGATTTCAATGCTTCAATCTTCCAAGTAATATTTATCATATTAAATAACTCCTCTTGTGTTTAAATCTGCAATCAAAGTTCCAAGAACATCTGCAAGTTCATCTACAGTAGTTGCGTTTGCATCATAAGTTCTATCAGTTGTAACATTTGAAATTGTATATGTTCCGGTTGATGCGCCATAAGACCTTGCAACTTCAAACCATTTATTGCTAATAAAAAGTAATGTTAATGTGGAATTTGCTACTGGATTCCAATTGCTTCCATCATTAAGAACAATTGTTGAATTACTTTCAATGGTTGTATTCCCGTTTGTAAACCTACAATGGATGACTTGACCTTGAATTCCATCAGTAAAGTTTGTGACAGATGTAGAAATAGTATTTCCTATTGAAAGAACATTACCAGTATTTACTGAAATTGTTGCTGCATTATTGTTTACGATAATAATACGATTTATTCTTGGTGTAGTAGTTGTCCCAATATCTTGACCATGAAAATAAGTAGAGTTATTTGCATTTAATGGCGTGTTTGATCTAAAAATTTTCAAGCCAAAATCATAAAATGGATAAGAGTATCCGTAACCATCACGATAGTTTTGCAGATAACCCCACGCGTTAGTGGCATCACTTTGTCGCACAACAAAACCAAAAGTTCCAGTTACACCATTTATTGTATTTGTAGCTGGAGGAGTTAAAGCGTAACTTGCAAAATCCATGCAAAGATTTATAAAAGCATTTCCAGTAACTGTATTTGCAGCACCAGTAGTAGAAATATCAACCGCTATACTGCAATTTTCAATGTTTGGATTTATAAATACATTCTGTCTACACAATTGACGCAATTCTAATCCACTAACCATAGGCCCAGTTTCACCTGTCCTTATTGCTATATTTAGGTTAATAAATGTTAGTCTTTGACATCCATCCAAAAGAATATTTTTTGCCCCAGTTGTTCCAAAAAGCCATATATCACTAATGCTAAAATTTGCAGATGTAGCGGTATTAGAACCGGGTGCTGAAGATAAAATTTGCAATCCACCATCTGTGGGATCAGTATAACTACGAGCCTCTAAAAAATTCAATTCACACCCGTTATTCCAACCTCGTATTTTTACTGCAACGGGTTGATTGTTAGCATCGACTGTTAGCTTAGTTAAACCAGCAGCGTGAACAAAAGAAAATCTATTATCTAAATTACTTGTGATAACTGCTTCGGTTGGGGCTGAACCTCCAATCCATTTAATTGTTGATATACGAACGCCTTCACCACAAACAATAACGCCTTCTGGAATGTCTATATCTTGTGATACCCCATAAACACCTGCTGGTAAAAAGACTGTTCCACCTTCACCAAATGGGGCGGTAAGCGGAGGGTTTAATATAGCATAAGCTATAGCATTTTTGATTGCAACAGTATCATCAGTTACCCCATCGCCAACCGCACCAAAATCTTTCACATTCACCACATCAGCAAACCGATTAGCCAATGTCCTTGCCGTAGTCGATCCAGTAGATAAAAATGGTGTGTTTTCGTTAAAATTAGTTGCAACATCCCAAGCAGTTCCATCCCAAACATACATTGTGTCATTTGTGGAATTAAAATACAAAGCTCCAACAATTAATGGATTCCCATTATTGTCAGTAGTTGGTGCTACATCCTTTGCGCCAAGATATACTTGGCTGAATCCGTCTGAAGCATATTGAGCAATTCTTGCGTAGTATGCAGCTTTGTTGGCGATCTCGTTCATTGCTGCCTCACTTGGGCCGCATGGATTGCATTTAGAACTTCTGGAATTTCCGCAACTCATAGTTTTATCGTTAACGATAGTTAGGGGTTAAGTCAAATGTTTTATTGGGTTTTTTGAAAATGCATGGCGTCCCGAAAAATCACCGCGCCGAGGTTGATCCATCCATGCTGCGCGAAGACCTCAATTACTTGTAGAGGCATCCGTGATCTTGTAGGCCAGACTGTGTGTAGACCATTGTGATTAGCGTCTAGGTCTATTGCCGCTGCCCATGCGTGTTTGCTTGGCTCTGATCCTCCGCGCTGTGGTCGATTCACATAGCTTCCGAAGAACTTGTCAATGCCTGCCGCACTCCTTGAGTCTGGTGTCGGATAAATGTCTAGCAAGTCCTCAAAGATTTCCATGAGGCTTTCGGCGCACTTGGCGTGGATGGGAATCCCGCTGATCGTCTCTGGCCCGTCATACAGATACATCTTGTATGGAGGCTTGATTCGGACAATTGATACCTTCCCCGGCTCGCCGAAGAACTCTGTGCAGGCTTTTGTGCTAGGCTTTGGTGAGATAGGAGGATTGGGAGACATAACAGCAAGGTGCTTCTTTAGAGCAGCCATACTCTTCGGCCCCCACCACCCGTCTGGCGTAACGCCAATACGGGCTTGCATACTCTCTATCTCGGCTCTAGTCATTTGCCTTTACGAAGGACATTGATGAGTCCGACCAGCCCTAGCCCTGCGGCCAAGATTTGGTTTTGCAACTCTGGATCAAGTTTAACTCCAAGAGCAGTAGCTACTAGGATGATGCCGCGCCATGTCGAGTTCTCTGACAAGCGTTCCAATACGATGTTTACGATTTTCATTTGTCTTTTATGGTTTTAGAGAATTGCTCAAATGCATATTTTACATTCGGGTCTTCTTTCTCTGTTTCTGTTTTGTTCTGTGGTTTTACTAGCGGAATATACGATACCGCCAATTTTAGTTGGACTGAACCAAGTTTACCTTGATCCTTTCCAATCGGCGGTATCGGTATATTTACGCAGGAGGAAAGTAGTATCGCCGCGATTATCGTTAACGATAGTTTCATTTTCTTTTATCTCTGTTCAGCTTTGCGAGCATGACATAGATCGAAACCCATGCCGCAATAATCGCACTAGCAGAAGCCAAGATTCGGAACCAAATATCTAACTCAGGCAACATAGAAATCATTACTGCAAACACGCTGTAGATCGTGCCAATATATCCTGTCCCAGTTGATAATCCGCTGTCAGAGTTCATAGGTTGATAATCATACGATGGTGAGAGTTGAGTTTGAGTAATCGTAGGTGCCAGTTTTCCCGCCCGCATTGGTAAGGCTAATCGTCAGCCCTGTGGTGGCAGTCGAGCCGGGCAAGAAGCGGTAGGCCGCGCCGCTCGTAGGGGTCACATTTGCAAAATCAACGGTCAAAGAAGTCGGCGAGTAAGTGGCCGTTCCCGTGATGCCGCCAACTGCTTTGGCGACTTGGATCAATCCTGCCGAAATAGCTGTCGCCCCAGTGAAAGTATTTGCCCCATTAAGAACCAGCGTGCCAGAGCCTTGTTTCGTTAGCCCGCCGCTACCGCTGATCACGCCGGAGAGGGTTTGGTTGGCGTTCGCCCCGAAGATGAAGGTGCCGTTATTGGTGATGGCTCCGGCATAGGTCCCCCCGCCGAGGAGACCAGCCGCACCGATCTCCAGCGTTCCCGCATTGATGGTGGTCGCTCCCGTGTAGGTGTTGTTGCCGGTGAGGGTCAGAGTGCCGTTGCCGACTTTTGTAAATGCCAGCGTTCCTCCGAAAGTGTTATTTAATAGGATGCCACTGAAGGTGGAGTTTGTGCCCAGCGCTCCGACTTCGAGGGTGGTGTTAGTATTTGCAGCACTCACCTTGCCGTTGCCGCTCAATTCGCCGTATTTGACAAGACTCGCGGTGGTATAAACGAAGCTATTCGCATTTTGGTTGTTTACGACCCACTTGGCCGAGGAGCCGTCAAAAGTAGAGCCGGAGTTTGGATTGATTTGATAGAAGATATTATTGAAACCCGTATCCATGGTAACGGTGCCGTTGAACCCAGACATACTTACCGGCCTGAAAACGGGAACCGTGGTCACTCCTGCATTCGCCGCAGTGAGGTTCACCGTGCCATTTCCGGTGAGGTTGTTTGTGAATGTGAAAGCGAATGCACCATAATTGATCGTGAGCGCGCCCCCATTCACAGCGACGGTGCCAGTGCCAAGTCCGGTGGCTATGCTCGTCGTGACTATGCCATTATTGATCGTCGTGCCGCCGGAGTATGTGTTGGCGGCAGAAAGGTTCAGGGTGCCAAGGCCGTTCTTTATGAGTTCCGCGCCGGATGTGTCGGTAAATAATGGAGTTGTCCCAAGGTAGGCTTTTATGTATGTGGACATTATTGCTTGATGAAATAAATTGTATTTGCGTCCTTAACCGGAATAGCATCGTATTCAGCTTGCGTCAAAGCACGAATAAAATTGACTACAGGGTTGTCAGTTGGGTTGTTTTGAACGACATTTGACGGGACAGAACCCGTTGCGCCAGTAGCCCCTTGAGTTCCAATTCCTGTTGCCCCTGTAGCCCCAATATTCCCGACCAATCCGGTTGCTCCTGTTGATCCCACATCTCCCTGTATACCTGTAGCCCCTGTGCTGCCTTGTGATCCAATAAGACCTGTGGCTCCAGTTGATCCTTCTGGGCCTTGAATTCCTTGGACTCCTTGTGGGCCAGTTGCTCCGATTATACCTTGAGTTCCTGTTGCTCCAGTCGCACCACTTGCACCTTCAACGCCAGTAGCTCCAGCATTACCTGTTGCACCTGTAGCTCCAAGACCTGTGGCTCCTTGTTCTCCAGTTGCGCCTGTAGCTCCTATGGGGCCGCCAGACGGGCCTGTAGCTCCTGTAGCTCCAAAACCAGAATTTCCAGTATAATCGAATTTTCCTGTAAATGGATTGAATGTTAGCCCCATAAATTTAATTTATTAGTTTCTGTTTATATGGCAAGCTCATTATATGCTTCTGTTACAGTCTCGTTAAATCCAAATGGAGCATATCCCCAATCAGCTTTAGGTTCTGCGTTATTCACATACTCTGCAAGAATTTGGTTTGTCCACGCTTTAACTGCGTTTAGTTTAGCAGATGATTTTCCTGCCGCTTGAAGTTGTGCCGTGAGGTCAAGTAGTGTGACTAATTGAGTTGGCCCATACCCTTCTTTTTCAAGCCAAGCATTTGCAGTATATGTTGGAGGAGGAGGAATAATCCAATATCCCGGCCCCCAAATTGCATCTGGTTCGGGTTGTGGTGGAGTAAGTGTATATTCACCAAGTTTAGGGTTGTCTGTAGATACCCAAAGATCAATCAATTCTTGGTCAATATCCTTACGATCAAATGTAGTATTGTTGAAATAATTAGGCATATACTCTTGGGTGGGTTGCTACAGTTGCGCCGTTGTTGTTGGTAATGGTCAATCCGCCTTTTGCATCGATGAGGTTGCGGACGAGGGGTGCGTAGAAGACGAGATTCTGCGGGCGGATTTTGTCGCAGGTCATGCCTTTGGCAAGGGAGGCAACTTCAACGGCGGTGAGTGCGGCGTTCCAGATACCGACTTCGGCGAGGCGGCCATCCAAATAACCTGATGGAGTGTTTGTCGCGTTGAAATATATACCAATGCCTATTCTGTTGAATGTTGCCGTTGATGAGTTGTTTACAGTATTTGTCGCTGAATTTCCTCCATCCAAATATACTGTCCTAAAATTATTTGCTGCAAATACAGCGGCCCCGTGTTGCCATTGTCCTGTTACATATCCAGCAGTTGTGCGGGCTGCGTTAAATGTGTTTCCGCGAAAATCTGACGCAGCAACAGGATCGCCAGCGTCTACTCCTCGCGCATCTAAAGCAAGTGTTGCTCCTGAGTTTCCGCTGGAAAGATTAACTAACGCATGAACACCATTCAAACTGTCGGGGTAAAACCACGCACAAATAGACAGCGGGAAAGAGCTTGTTGGGATTGAGGTCGTGTAAAGATACTGCGTAGTGCCGTTAAATTCGCAAGCCATAATCAAGCAACTTGTTGAACCTCGACGGCAATCAACTCGGCATCGCCTGTCATGGTGTCGTTTGCATTGTTAGCATCACGATTGATCTTTAGTCTGAAACCATCTCCTGCCGTAAGAGAATCAATCGTTGTAAGAGTAATTGTAGAATAATTTGGCACTCCACTTGTAGCATTTGTTGTTGCTGTTACGCTTGCTGCTGTATCAAAGCTATCTGTGTCAATATCTGTGGTCATGCGCTCAAGCGAGGCATCCCACACACAAGCTCCAGATGTAGCAGTTGAAGCTGTCCAGATTAATGTAATTGAAAGACCACTTGCGAGGTTTGCACCTTGTGGGCATACGGAAACAAAAATTGCAGACTCATCTGTAGTGTCGTCAAAATCCAATACAGCAATACTATTGCGGGTATCCAGAGTTGCAAAATTTGTGGCAGGAGGTTGGTTGTCTTTTGGTGCTGTAAAGCGAACAAGGGATTTTGTTAATGGGCCAGTAGCACCAGTAGCTCCGGTTGCTCCGGTTGCTCCGGTTGCTCCAACGCCAGTAGCACCTTGGATGCCAGTAGCACCTTGAGGCCCAAGTTGGTTATACATCACTTGCATTACTGAAATAATTACAGATGGAATATTTGGTGCTGGAGCAACCGCTACCCCGTGATCAATGCTGATGTTCGTATTATCAGTTGACCACATGATCTGGAAATTATCTCCAGCGGCAAAATTGTCCATGAAATCCCATGCCGCTACCGAATACGGAGTATTTGTTGGGACGGCAATTCTTGTTGCAGAATCTGGAATATCAGTTCCATTTTTACGGAACCAAATTTGGACTGTATTGCCAGAACCTCCACCACCATTGTTATGCAATTGAGCGGAGAATTGGATGTCGTATGTCCCCGTGCTTGTAAAAGTAATTTGCGATCCACTAACAACAGAAATGCCATTTTCTCCGATGACATTATTTACTGTCATTGCATATGCAGTATTGGTCGCGGCAGCAGTTTGATCTACATTGCTGAAATATGATCCGTAAAATCCAGAAGCTCCACCAGCACCAGTCAATCCTGTTGCTCCTTGCGGGCCTGTAGCTCCCGTAGCACCGCTTGCGCCTATACCAGTAGCACCTGTAGCACCGTCAACACCAACAATTCCGGTAGCCCCAGTTGCGCCTTCAACGCCAGCAGTTCCTGTAGCTCCTGTAGCACCTGTGGAGCCTTCGTTGCCTTGCAAGCCAGTAGCACCAGTGCTTCCTTGACTACCTGCAACGCCTGTCGCGCCAGTTGATCCAACTCCTGTAGCTCCTGTCGAGCCAGTAACACCTGTTGCCCCGCTTGCTCCTTGAATTCCAGTAGCTCCTGTCGCACCGACCTCACCAGTTAGTCCAGTTGCGCCGATTTCACCATTTAAACCAGTCGCGCCTGTGTCTCCCGTTAAACCTGTAGCTCCAACATCACCAGATAAACCTGTAGCTCCTGTTGAGCCTTGCAAACCTGTATCACCAGTCGATCCGGTTAATCCTTGAATTCCTTGAATTCCTTGGACTCCTTGCAATCCTGTTGCTCCAGCATTTCCAGTAACTCCTGTTGCTCCAGTAGCACCAACATCACCTTGGATGCCCGTTGCTCCAGTGGCTCCCTCTCCTGTTGCTCCAACAACTCCTGTGGCTCCCGTGCTTCCAGTTAATCCAATTATTCCAGTTGATCCTGTCGCGCCAATTCCCGTTGATCCTTGCAATCCGGTTGCGCCTTGAATACCAGTCGCTCCTGTAGAACCAAAGCCTGTAGCTCCTTGTTCTCCAGTTGCTCCAGTAGAACCTGTAGCTCCTACTGGGCCGCCAGATGGGCCTGTAGCTCCTGTGGCTCCTAAACCAGCACTGGCTCCAATATCAATATCAAGTTTACCAGTAAATGGATTGAACTTAAATGCCATATTTTATGGATATGCTATAGATACAGTTGTCAGATTTGCGTCATTGGCAATTGGAGGCTGAACAGCATAGGTCAGAGTCAAAGTTGCAACGGGATTTCCGCCATTCAAATATTGAACTGTGGCAATATTGTTTGTTGCTCCATAATATGTAATGTCGATCTCATCATATTCTGGAACTTGAAATCCTTGGAGATTAGCTATGGCAGTATAGATGTCATAGTTTTGCTTGTCTGGTGTTAGGTCTGTAAAGCAGGATTGAGAAATAGTAGGCATAGCAAATCAAATGGTTTTGGAGTGCAGAGGGGTTGAACCTCCGCACTCCTAGATTATCGTTAACGATATTACCAGTAGATGCCGATGGCGAAGGCGTTCACTTTAAGTGCGCCAACTCGTCCAGCGGTATCAGCACCAGAAACCACATCAGCACCAGCGTTATCGTAGGTGAAGGTGGTCGAATTCACAACAGTCACGCAGGCGTCCACAGCATTGAAGCTGGTATCAGTCATCGAAGCGATGGTGATAGAGTCGCCAGTAGTGAAGCCATGAGCAGCACCAGTCACGATGGTTGCAACACCATTCGTGCGAGCGCGGGTAGCCGTAGCTTGACCAAGACCAACAACAACCTTCTCAAGAGTTAGGGTGTCGGTTCCGCTGACAACAGGGACAGGGTTGGCAACGAGTGCGAGGTAATTCGCACCGCCAACATTGTCGAGGGCGTCAGTAATGGTGAGGGT